TCTACGTGATACAGGGGCAAACAGTACCTGTAAATAACTAGTGCCAGTTGTAGGTACAAAAGAAACGCCCTCGTAAGCTATCTGAGGACTACCTGATACATTAGCAAGTTGTGTCTCTAATGCTGATCTTATGAATTTATGTACATCAGCCATACTTAATTCCTATCCTCTCGAATACTGCGCGTTGTTGTTTATACTCTACAAACTCAGCGTGAGCAGAACCGTTTCTTAAACTCACCATAGTAGTGTTAGCTAAGTCTAGTTGTGCTATATCACCATACAGTAATTGTAGACCTTGATTACCCTTAGAGGTAGGGTTCTGTCTTCTAGGTTTACCGTGAGATGACCCACCTCTAGGTCTACCAGAACCTGTACTATAAGAGAAAGATGTTATATAAGTTCCTGTATCTACAAAAGGCTTAGAGAACTCTATAGTAGTATCAGCTATATCCTTTAGGAAATCTTCAACTTCTTGTTCTATTTCTTCGTTAAGTCTTTCGAAGTCACCCTCTAGTTTATTAACATTAACTTTTATATTTGTTTTCATTACTCAGATACCTCACAGACGTAGCATACTGCTACACCAGAAGCATAGATGGTCTGTACGTTATTAATAGACACTGTGTCGCCTCTACCAGAGATTTGATCATTGTCTGTAGGTATTGCAGGTAAGCCAAGGGCAGGTATCACACAGTTACGTGTGCCACGTCTTATCTCGTTTAGTAGAACGCCCTCTTGTACATTATACATATAGGCAGTTATTTCATATTCTTTAACTGTACTAGAATATTCGCCAGTACTAGCATTGTAAGAACCAGCAGTAGTCTTTCTTAGTATTAAAGTACTACCATGACGTTGTACCAGTTTAAGTAAATTGTACGCTTGCATGTGACATCCCTATTCGTAATCAGTAGTTTCTGCGTCTATCTTAAATTGATCCTTGTTGAACTCTGGTCTAACTCTATTAGTATTTGCTCTTACACCCTCTACAGTGGAAACAGAAATACCACCTGCTGATATACCTAAGCTACCACCTAGTTTAGTTCCTTGATACTCTAAGGTATCTGCTAACTTAGTGTAGTGAGCTTGTAGTTGTGATGAGGCTTCTTTTAACGCACCACTGATCTCTACATCGACAGAACGAGAGTACTTAGCCGCTATAGCTCTACATAACCACCCACCAGCTTTATATACATTATTGTTAGCTTGAGCTAGAGCGAATGAAACTTCTTCATCTTGTACTTGCTTATCATTTAGATCTGTATCACCGATTAATAACCTAGTAGAATTTAATCTACCTAGTGCATCAGATATATTTAGGTTTCCTTCGTCGTAGCTCCAAGCCATTAGTCGTTCTCCAACTCTCCATAATTTCTACGCCAACTGCGGAGTAAACCGCGTTGCTTCTCTAGTATCTTAGACTTCTTACACTTCTTACGAGTAAACTCTGCGTGGGAATTAGTCTTAGCTTTTACTTTAGCATTGATCGTATCTACTAGGACTGCTAGTGATGCGACATCAAGTACTTCTAGTCCGTCTCCAACCTTAGCTTTAACCTCTAGGTCAGAGTTATGATGTAGAAAGTTATTGTTGTATAAGGTCTGAACAACGTCACTAGAGAGAGATAACTCTTTCCAAGGGTAATGTTCTGATCTCTTCCAATCTCTTCCTCCACCACTAAATTCTTGTTTTACAAATACGGGTCTGTCAAACTGAAATGGTATCATATCGGGTTCTCCTTAATAAAAGAGGTGAGGACACTTAAGCCCTCACCAAATGTTATGTATAGTTTTACGCTATAGCTGTGTTAAAGAATACACCTAAGTCAGCACCAGTGACTTTCATGTCGTAAGACATTTTAACTTGGATGTGTTCTGCAACCTGTTGACGCTTAAGAGCATCGTCTGAGAATGACTCAACTGTGATACCTAAGTTGTTTACACCGTCTAAAGTGTTCCAAGCAAATGTACCGCCAGCCATAGGTGTCATCAATCCAGCTGAAGGAGCAACGTGTGCTAACATAGCTGTTTTGCCTCCGATGAAAGAGTTGCTTTCTGCAATACCTTCTGCTGAGTCGTTCTTGACTGCTTCCATTACGTAGAAGTTAGACACTTCAAAGATCTCAGCTAGTTTAGCGTCTGTGATCAATGCAGTGTTAGCTACAGTTGATCCACCGTTTAAACGTGCTAGGATGTCTGGGTGGTTAATTAATACGTCACGTACTTCTTTACCTACAACCATTGTGTTTGGCTTGTATCCGCCAGACTTAAGTTGCATTGCACGACGTGCTTTAGTAATGTCTACGATTGGTGTAGCGTTTGTATAGTCTGACCAGTATGTGAACTCTGAGTCTAAGTTGTTGTCACCGTTAGCTACGCCATCATACTCTGTTCCCCAAACATTAGTTGAGAAGAATGTTGAAGCGAATTGCTCTTCACGATGGATCATCAAACGTGTCGCAAGTGTTTGCGCTCCAGCTGAACGAATTTCCAAAGCGGCATCTTCGTTAGCAAGTGTTTGTTGATCGAAGTCCATACCTAGACCAAATACGTCTGCAAAGTATGAGCTTGTTGATAGTGACATACCGATACGGTTCACTTCTGTACGTGGAGCTAATTTCTTAACGTCCCCTGTACGGTTCATGTTGTCACGGTCATAGATGTAATACTTATCTGACTGCTTCTGAACACCGACGATTGGGAATACTTTATCCGCAATGAAGTTTGTATCTGCTTGTGCGTAAGCGATAGTCAAATTAGTAAGTGGTTGATCCAGATGTACACTGGATGGTGTTAATAATGGCATAATATATATTCCTTAAATTAAGCGTGAGCGTTAGCGGCTAGGATCAATTCGATTGCGATGATTTGACCGTCAACACCTGCTTCGTAAGCACGACCAACGATGATGTCACCAGAAGCCGCATTGACAGCTTTACCAGCGGCATCGATACCTACGTCGTCTCCGATAGTTACAGTTCCGCCACATTTTACCATGACTTTACCTGAGTGAGTTATTGTGCAAGCATTTCCAGCCTCAGCACCTACAGCTATAACACCGATAGTACCTTCACCGTCTCCAGCTAAAACAGCTTTAGCGGCGGCATCCATTTTTGCGAATAAGAATTGAGAGGTGCTAAGATCAGCACCAGCGATTAGAGTGCGGTTGTCGCGTGATTGCGTTACAGCCATGATTATTCCCCTTTGTAGGATTTAGTGATAAGAGCTTTACCTTCATCGGTCTTTGCTACAGCAGAGTATGCTACAGCGTATTCACTCTTTTTCATTTCGTTAGTGTCCATGTAGGACTTTACAAGTGCATCAAGTTTATCTGAAGCGGTAGTAAACTCACCGTCAACGTCTGCCTTGCCTACTTCTTCCATAGATGAACCAAATGCTTTATCAGCGGCTTTTAGTACACCCATAACTTCTTCATTAGTCTCAAATGATTTGACTAATTCTTTTGCTGTAGCTACGTCAAAGTTAGGAAGAGCTTCTTCCGCTTTAGTTGTTAGCTCTAAGTCAGCTTTAGTAAATTCTGCTTCTTCCAATGCCTTTAAGATAGGTGCTGGAATGTCAGCCTTGTTGATTGATTCACCTTCGTACTCAAGAAACTCTTCTGGAGCTTTCTTTTCGATGATGTCTGATTTGATTATATAACCGTTTTCAATTAGAGATTTACGTAAACGCTCATTCTCTGCTTTAAGAGTTTCGACTTCAGCGTTAGCTTTATCTACTTCTTCTTTTTGTTTCTTCATGTCTTCATCGTAAGCCTTCTTAGCTTCTTCTTCAGACATACCCTTGTCCATATAAGGCTTTAGTTTACCTAACATCTCATCGGACATTTTTACTGTTGTTTCTAATTCTTCGTTCATAGTTTCCCCGTCGAAGTTGTCGCGCTTAAATAAAGATACCATTGCCTCCGCATTGGCAGGACGATCTACTAAAGATAATTCGTCCAATTCAAGCATGGTTAAAAGGTTAGCCATCATAGTCTTCCTTTGTTGCTTTGCCACCAATGCTAAAGGCGGCGAGTTCACCAGATTTTACCTTAGCCCAAACGTCATCGCTATAAACTTTAAACGCGACTATCCAGCCTTCACGGTCACTCTGGATGCCAAGGGAATCACCTATTTCTTTAGTGATAGGCATAGAATGGATAACTGCACCAATCTGCTCACCCTTGTGCATTTCTTTACCTACACGTACATGCTCCATAAACTTGTTTACGGCACTTACTAACGTGTCAGGTTTAATTACATCGCCTTGTCGGTCAACTACTGGTTCACCTTTTTCGGTTACTACAGAAGCCCAACCATAGACCATGCGTTGTTCTTCATCGGCCTTTAATATTTGACCTGTAATATCTTTAGTCATACTTCCCACTGTGCTACCACTCCACATTCTACAAGACCAATATCTTGCTGAAGTTTTATCTTTAGCTGTACTGCAAGAGTGTCTACTGCGGAAGTTAGCTCTAGCTTTAGGATCATCTCGACGAATTTCCATGTTAGGGTCGCCGAAAGTAACTTTAACTGTCTTGTCACCAGACTTAACGTATACACCAAACTTCTTACTAGACCCTTTTGGTAGTCTAAAAGGTTTGTTTAGTGGTTTGTCTGCTTTATCTACAACCTCAGCATATTTACTTAGGCTTGTTATCTTGTGACCAACAAACTGATTACGTGGTTTACCTTCATCATCAATTAGCTCTATACGTGCCGCTGGTTCCTCTTTAGTACCTGTTATCTTTACAGGTATGTTAGGTACTGTACCGTCACGATGTATGCTTCTTATGATACCTCTTGCTGTACCACCTGATGAAGACCAACTTACTCTATCTCCTACCTTAGCCATTAATCTAAATCCTCTTTAATAATAATAGTGAAGTAACCATTGTTAGGGAATGTCTCTACTGTATTATCAGCATATGTAACTTCTACTTCACCGTAGTAAGTGCCAGCAGTATTAGTATCTGCCGCTACCCAAGGGTATTGTACTATACCACCAGAAGCATTTGTAACTGTCATAGGAGCATCTACCTTAAGTGATGTTGCTCCAAACGCTTTCATGTGGAACCTAACACCATTGTTACCTGTAATGTCTATTGCGTTACCACTCGCATCTTCTAGGGTTACTGCCAACTTAGGGCTAGTATCATTCGTTTTAATTCTAAAAGCCATTAGCCTATCTTAACCTTATTGTTTGAGTCAAACCTAACTGAGTTACTGTTTGCTATTTCTGTTCTACTACCTATACGTTGGTTGCCTATGTTAACTACTCTAGCTAAAGCTGGATTATAGTAAGGTTCACCTAAGACTGGGATGCCAGTAATAACATTACCTAATAAGAAGTAGTGGTCTCCTATTATGACAGTACGATCTACTTCTGGTGTTCCTGTTGTAAGATCAGGAGTAGTAAGTACAGCATTGTATACCATGACAGTATCATCTACTGTTGGAACTCCAGTTGTTAAGTCTCCAGTAGAAAATGTCTCTTCTTCTGACATTGATATATCAGGTACACTTACAGCACCAGTATTCATGTCCCCAGTAGAAATTATGTGATCTTGGTTTATTAAAATAGTATCAAGTACAGGAGGTGCAGTATTTAAGTTTGCTATCTGTATTATATGTTCTTGTAGTATTGCAACACTAGGAGTTTCTGGTGTATCTACAGTTATAGGTCTAGCAACAAGCGTCTCTTCTTCTTGCATAGTCACAGAAGGTAAACTTAAGTTACCAGTATCTAAGTCTCCAGTATTAAGAGTTTGACCTTGATTTACTACAGCAACACTAACGTCAGTATTACCTGTACTTATATCCCCAGTAGAAAATGTCTCATCCTCTTGCATTGTAGCAGAAGGTAGATCTATACCTGTATCTAAGTTAGGAGTAGAAAGTATATTACCTTCTGTAATATCTGCACTGTCAGTATTTGGAGTATCAGTAATTATATTTCTGGCAGAAAGTGTTTCTTCTTCTGACATTGTTACGTCGTCAACAACTACAGA